CGCGATAGCATAGAGTGGCTATTGTGTCGAAGTTCGACCGGGACGTAGTGTTAACACGTGGCATAAACACTTTCCTCGGGTACCCCACGTCCGGGGGGTACGTCTCGATTAAACCTAGATCGTTTCAACGATTGATCCGGCCTGTAACGGTTCGGGCGGGCCTTCACGGCCCACTCGCCCCTTCGGGGGCACCGGGATTATCCCGATAACCCCTCTGGGGTTTGCACATATCGTCCGCCAGGAGTACTTACCCAACGTGAAGGATTAACCATCACACGGAATTACCCAGCTACCTTATTAAGGGCAGCACTGGTGTGTCACGAATTTGCATCTGGCCCCCGATCAGGGGGGCACCGCTTCAGGAGCCTGCACGGAAAGTTCCTTCTCCGTTAAAGGCCGGATCGTTGCGTGTCTGCCAGACTAGCGGCGCGGCGCGATACGCGCCGTGGCCGCCTGTCTGGCGAGAGCAGAGGCAATCGTCGATTGGATCATCGACACGACCTCTGGGCGTGTGATCACCTGAGAACCTACCTTGAGGGCAGCGTCCACCGTGTTCCACAGGGCCCTGATGGCGCGATCGTTCCACGCCGTTCGACCGACGTTGTTCATCAAGCGGTTGTTGACCGCGGCCGACGCGATGCCAGCACCTTGAATGTCCGACTCCGAGGGCGTCAGCGCAGCGCTGTTGTCCTGGATGCGAAGTTCGTAGTGGATGGTGATGTCGGTGATGAATGACTGGGTCTCGGACGATGTAGCGATCACGCACATACAGTAGGCGTTGGGCATCGCAGACTTCTGATTGAACTCAATGTCAGCGTCTTTGATCGGCCCACCGAACAGGGTCATGATGGAATCTCTCTCGGTACCGAAGGCCAGACGGCTCGCTGAGAGCTCGCCAACAACGTTGCCGGGATGGGTCCCGGCGTAGGTGTTGTGGTTCGGGTTCACGACTGAGACCAGGAGACCACCGCGGTTCATCCCCGGTGTAGTCGGCGACGTCCGGAAGCCGGCAGCGACGACACGTGCAACAACGTTGGACGTGCCGTCACCGTTCGGCCCCGGCATCGAGGCCGTGGTCACAGCGGAGGACCCGACGGTCGTCATGGCAGACCCAGACGTACCGGAGTAGAAGTTGGTGGTCGCAGCAATGCAGGGCTCCGTGTTGTCGAAACCGATGTACGGGTTCAGCAGTAGGTAGCCCAGGCCAGCGGTGCCAGTGCTCCAGCTGACCTGCTGACGGACCTTCACCTTCCACGACGGGAGAGGGAACGAGCTGCCTGGTTGGCAGATCCCCTGGGGCACAGCCTCAGGGTTGGTTAGTGCGTGACCGTACAGGACGGCACAGTCACGGGCTCCGTTACGGGGCATTCTTGGGTTGAAGTTTCGTTAACTCGACAGGGATTGGTATACGCCCATTGGTCGTACGGCCACGATACCACGGCCACCAGGTTATGAAACCGGTGGACCTGCGGGTTCGCGACCGGACGACCGGATCGAATCCATTTCTCTTCAACCTTCTTTACCTTCTCTGGCCTGCGGAACGTTTCCAATGGTGCATAACCTTCCTCGTCGACTCGGATCACCCGGACCTCCACGCCACAATTATGTGGCCGTGGTTGAAGGTCCAGTACGTGAACAAGACGCTCAGCCTTCTTCAGCTGTTCGTCGGTCACATGATATTTCCAGCCTCTGGGGGGGGTTACGCCCATTCCGCCGACAGTTGTCGGCAGGAACAGGTTGCGACCTCTACACTCCGCCATCAGTTCGCCCTTAAGGCGTGACATCATGCGGGATGTATAGGTCTTTGCACCGAAGGGCTGCTCAGCAGCGAGGCGGATCGCCGTCACTGCCGAGAAGCGCTCCAGACCGTCCTCGTCTTTCTGGACTTTAGACTGTCTGAAGAAATGTCCCACGGGAAGGTAGGGCAACCGATCCACGGAGATATCCCATTCGCCACTTCGCTTTGTGAAAAAAGGCAACGGAATTGATGTTGGCATAATCGGCATGCACATACGACTTATCGTTTGTGTGCAGGCCGACCGAACCAGCAATCTCCTTATGGACCGGCGCCCAATGCCTTGGCCGTAGCACAAGCATGTCATCGCCGTTAATCAGGCAGGGGAGCTGTCGCTTCCCATCCTGGAAATAAACGGCATCCGCCTTCCTCACCGTCGCCAAATTGACAAGGCAAAGGATAACGAATGACACGCGTGAACCCATCAACTGCCCACGTCGTTGGGGCAGACCAGGATTTTTGATGTGGCCATCGTGGATCACGTGGCCCTCCAGAGCACTCCGGGTGGCGTGATAGAGCCATTCCGGAAGGGGCTCGCCATAATGACCCTCGATCATTTCGTCGAGGATGGCAAGTCCCATTTGAGAGGAAATAGCGTCCGTGGCGGCCGAATAGTCGACTGAGTGCCAAACCCAGTCTTCTTCCGGCTCCATGAAGCGCCAAAGCTCGTCGCGACCAGCGTCGAACTCCTTCTCAATGTTCTGGATCCGTCTACCCGTCTCTACGAACAGGTTCCGGACATCATAGTCCTCCACCGGGCGTCCAATGAGTACGAAGGGACTCAAATGACGAAGAGCCTTGTGCACGATCTTCTGGAATACTCCCGTTAGGTAGTACGTCGCAGCGGGACCTTTGGTCACGATACGACACTTGAGCGGCTCCAAGACAGCCGCAGAGACAGCGTGAAGCTGGTCATACTGCGACATATCAAGAAGCCTCCCAACCCGAAGATAATGCTTGGCGTCCTCAGACGCTACCGATGTCTGCCACACAAGCCCGTGACGACGGTCCTTCCGATCAATGCCAACCGCCCCTTCCACAGGGCCGGTCTCATTGTTCCTAGGATCGCTATCGTCACAGAACGTCGCGAGGTAGTCGGCTGCACCGCCGTCCGCTCTCGTGGCCTCCAAACAGGACGAGCCCGTAGGGCCAACTGTCAGTTCATAGTCCGCGCCATGGAGTGCTTTCCAGCACACCGTGGTCTCTCGCTCAATACCTTCAAGAAAGCTGCCGATCACCCCGGGTGACAGCTCCTCTTCTGGTTGGTTGAGAGAAAGTTTGTGCTCATAGAGCGCATTCTTTGCGAACGTCTCTGATAGTGGCTCCGCGGCCCGTTTGGCCTGCTGGAATGAATACCACAAGTGGACGTTTGGACGGTTAAAGACTAGCCGAGCCTTCGCCCAGCGCCGAAAGGCACCGGACAGGACTCTAGGAGCTTCTGCGGGTTGACCCAGCAGCTTCGAGAGAGGGTACGAGAGCATCGCCTTCGCACTCTTCACGAAAGTCTTTTCGTCCTGGTCGTGTAAAACCGCCACGAACTGGGCGGCACATGACCGGATCACGGCCACCGTCGCCTTGTGGTGCCAAAGCACCTCCAAGACCCCTCGGATGATCCCTAGGGTACGGCGGCATTTCGGGCAGTCGATATCAATCGATCGCCCATTTGGACGTAGAACACCTGACGTCGATGTTTCGACCAAGGATTCGCGTTCACAACTAAAGCTATCACTCTCGTAGTGAACCTCCATTGATCGTATTGCTCGTTAACTTGCGAGCTCAAGG